CATAGTTCTCAATCGCTTGTGCGACTTGTTCTTGTATGTCTAATTCAGAAAACTCTTCTGACAGCTCAAATAAAAACTCATTTAATCCACCACCAAAGTACGGATCAAAAGGTTTCTCTGTTGGGTTCGTCATCAGAATATTCTTGACAGATTGCTTTACGGCTGCAGCATCTGTTTTTTTAAAGATATCACCGGATGACCTCTTTGCAAAAGTCAAATCAATATCTTTGTATAGTCTTGTAACCGAAGATGTTAACGGTACCTTTGCTAGATTACCGTCTTCGATTGAAAATGCTTTTGCCATAGTAGAAACTCTTTTCTTTTATTTATAACTCTTTTAAGCAATTGCGGTTAAAGTCAATACCGGTTTCGATAAATCTAAAGACGCTTGTCCATCCGATCTTGCAAGAGGGCGATATGGTGCATGCCATTCTCCATAGTGACTAGTATTATACCGTCTGGTTTTTATTGCAAGTGTTTTACTTGTGGTCCAAGACGTAAAATATGCCTTATCCAAATCTTCAGTATCTGCATTACAATTAATAACAAATTCCATATCAATCCTATCAGCCTGAATGGCTTCAAGATGAAATTCATACGATCTGACTGAAACATTGTCAATGACAAAATCCATATAGTTAATTGGATCCCCAGCTATAATTGCATATGCTGCAGTTAATTTATAAATTACTTTTGTGGCAGCTGGTGGTGGAATGTAAGTAATCGAGCTTCCTGGCATTGTCTCAAACGTATTACTATTATTTCCATCAATCCACTGAGCAGTAACCTCAGGCCATGTAAATGTTCCAGACGCTCCAGTCAATTGTGATCCATCACATATGCTTGACAACTGTTCAATAATTGTTCCTTTAGGATAGCTGTTAATTACTAGTTGCGAATATGAAATTGTTCCAGTAGTACTAATATTCCCAGCCGTGACCGTTCCAGGAGTAGTAATATTACCACTTATATTTAAATTTTCTACTGATAAATTACTCATTTTATCTCCTATGATTTTTGATATATTTCAGATAATTTAATAATACTTACGCCCTGTTCATCACCTTGTGCTGGAGGACCTGATCCAACATCATTTAAGACAAAACTCATGGATGAGGTGGGTGCATTACTTGATCCAAATGCAATACCGTATCTTAGCTCGTTAGTAGTTGCTGGTTTGTCAAAGTATATAAAACTATGCTGCTGCGAAGTGTTACCAATATGCGCATATACTCCCCAATAGTTTGGATGATGTTTATTATTATAACCTTCATATCCTGCTGTAGTAATTAGCTCGCCGTCTTTTACTATTCTAAATCCACTATCAGCGCTTGTAGAGATACCATTAATTGATACCTCCATCATAATTAAACTAGTTGTGTACTTAGGTTTAATTTTAGTTTCTAATGGAGTTATTATTGCACCAGGAAATGGATGATTTGAAGCTACGTAGTATTGTGAGGCAGCATCTTCTCGAGTAAAAACAGTTTGTATTATCTCACCATGTCTATTATCTTCTGAAAAATTTTGAAAGATATTTGGATCCATTATAAACAGATCAGCAGAATCATCAAGTGTTACCGTAATACCAGATGGAATCGTCAATGTGTCTGCAGTAAAAAGCGCACTCTGACCAGCAGACAAACTAAGATTTTTAGTAACCTGATTTGACCCTAAACGAACGGGTGGATCAGTAAATTCTACAATTTTATTTGCATCGGTCGATGCCGTTCGTGGTAAAAAATAAATCACCTCGCCACTCGAATCAACGAAAGCAAGCTTATTATCTTTTACAATCATATCAGTCATAATTTATCCCTTGGGTTTCGATGTTGTTCCAGCAGCAAGACCCGCGTTATCGACGTGAGTATGCTGAGTTTGTGTAATTCCGTTCACGGTAATCTCACCTGAACCAAATGTCTGATTTGTTGAGGATGCCTGTACATTTACCGCTGATCCGCCATCAATGTACACACCATTCCCTTTAATCACAATCTGACCATCTGGATGAAATTCAATAAACGATCCTGACTTATGCCTAATGTGAATGCGTTCTGCATCTGGTGTATCATCAATCTCAATCACGTGACCAGATGTTGTTTGCGTTACTTTGTTGTTCGGGTACACGGCTGCGTACGGATCACCCGGGGCACCCGACACGCTCACGGATTTTGTTAGTGTATTCTCACCACGAGTAAGTTTATTTGTTGATGGGGCATCTCTTCCATCACCTTCATACTTTGGCAATGATCCAAAGATAAGTGGTAATTGAGAATCACCACCATCAAGAAAAATACCAAACACAAGTGCATTAACTTGAATGCCTAACGGATTTCCTAACCCATTTGTTCCACCTTCAGTAATCGGTGTGACGACCTGGGCCCATGGTAAGTCATCATCTTTAATTAGATCCGTATCATCGTGAATTCCGTATATTCTAACCTTGATTCGAGCAAGTTGCTTTGGATCGTTAATATCAACAACCTCTCCCATAAACCATCGTGTCTGATCGCCATAAAAATCTATCATAAACGTTGATTTCCTAGTTTAAGACATGATAGTCTTACATTACATCCTTCGCTCTTAAACACATATTGGGTAGCAAAGATTAGGTAGTCGCCTGATTTTTTAGGATCGATCTGCGATTCTTCTTTCCTTTCTGGTGATGATACAGGAAACTCGAGTCTAATATTGTTACCAGTCGCTGAGGCAACATCACCATCAATAAAATCAATACCATGAACATCCACCTGTATAGGAGCCTTCTTGAGTAGACCAAACACTGCATCTGATATCACATTTAACTTGTACTCAGCCTTACTATTACTTTCTAGATACGAATTTCGATTGTCAAAAGCAGAGGATCCACCGACACGCGTAATCATTCTTGAAGAATATTTATTGAACGATTGCTCATTGTGTTTATAGTCCGACGAGTACATTGGATTTGGCTGAGTGTCTTTAAATAAATCTGAGTTGATTGCTGGTTTAATGAAGTCTTTTTCTATGTCAAAGTGAAACTTATTCTTTTGATTTTTTAGCGTATCAATGTATTGGTAATCTGCTCCAATGAATCCTCTTCTGATAAGCATCAATAGCTCATCAGTATTTTTTTGATCATAACCACGGATTGTTCTTCTTTGTACATCATGAGACTTTCCTCTCGAAGCACCAGAGAAATAACGATATGGAACATCAGCATTCATTACTGGTTGCTCTAAGAGTGAACCGAGATCTGCAAAGATAAGCTTGTTACCTACAAGCGTCGAGTACAGGTAAAATGGATATCCGTTATTAGTAGTTGCCCTTTGAGTAATCCATGACATTGCGCCTAATGGAGAAAGATTAGGAACAATCACTTTCATCGATTGCTTATCTGTTTCTGTACTGTATACTTCTTTACCTAGATAGTTTTTAGCAAGTTTTTTTACAATCTGAGTACACGTATTTGAGTACGGTCTGTTCACGTTATATAAGCTTGAGATATATCCAATGTCTTCAATTAGATGAAGAACGACAAATCGATTATTGTCATTTACGTTTTGATCGATTTTGATACTGTCAATATAGAAAGTTTTTGTAATAGTGACTGCATTCTTTCTTATGCTTTTTATATTGACAGTAATTTTCTCAGCTCCAAGTACATCTGCACCTGAGATAAATTTTCTAGAATCCTCAAGGGCTAACACCGCAGTAAGGTATGGTTTACCCATATGCTCGTATATGTCAAGGTCGGTTACAGAAGGTGCTAAATCAACTGTACCGGTAATTCTATCTGACTCAAAGAGAATGCTTTCAAAAGCAAAATCTTTTGCTGCTTCTGTTGCTATCAACTTGCTATTGCCCCACGGAATGCATTAATGACTTGATTGATAGAGTCTGGTTTAATGATTCGAATATCCTTCAATTCATCATTCAGGGATATGTATCTGTCTTGATTAGTGATCTCATTAACAAGTACACCAGGTCCGACTGTAGGATCAATATCAACATATTCCTTATTAGAGTTTTCATAATGATGTGCAGCAAGATACTCTAATGAAGATGATGTAAGAGTGATTTGTTCTAGTACTCCATCGCTGTTTGTAGATGAAATAAGTTCACCTGCAGAGAAATTACCTACGATACTCGATAGTATTACCTGGCCTAAATCCACATTTTTATGTAAGATGGTTCCTGTTGCACCGGATACGACACCTTCTACAGTCTGACCTACCTTGAACTTTCCAGCGAGAGGCGTTCTCGTTACAAGCGTCGTATTTGGATAATCAGCTATCGCCTTTGCTGTAATTTCTCTGTTTGTCAGTGGCCATCCTCTCTCACGGATATGATTGTTTAATGCAAAAAAAGTCCAGTGATAATCAGTTGTACCATAGAGTTTAAATGAAGTTTGATCAGGTCTTTCAAATTCTGATATCGTATAGTCAAAGTAAAACGCCACATTCTCTTTAACCTCATCTAGAACGCTAGCATATCGAGATATATTTACGAATACATCAGATAAAGTTTCGTTACCAAATTTATAATTAACCTTTGGAAAATATTGAAAGTACGGCATCAGAATGATCCCTCTGTATTAGTGGATGCATTTAGTACAGTAAACTTAGATCCTTTCGTAGGTGGATTCGAGATCAGTTCAACTTTAATTCCAGGACCACCCTTTCTTTCACCGCCAGATGATGCATCAAATGGACTATCAATATCTTTCTTGCTAAGAGTCCGATGCTCTACAAAGTTTAGTGCAATATCGACTTCTGTTGGTGTTCCATCTGGATGGAATGTTGCAGATGTCGGGTTAAATGTTGTAGAAACCGTTTCAAGATAGCAGTCTTTCATATGTGTACCATTTTGAATGTACTGACCATTTACCTTTGTAAAGGCTTTAATTCTAAATAATTCTGGATATTCATATCCAAGTGAAATGCCACCAACTTCAATATCCTCTGGATATGCGTGGTATCTAAAGAAGTTTACAATGTCAGTAATCGCCTTTGACTCTTGTGCACTAACAGGTATTAATTTAAAATTAAACGTAAATCTTCTCAGATTGACTTGTTTAAACATTGCACGAATATTTGGATTGAGTGCTGCTTGAGCTGCAAGAGAAGTTACATTTCCAGCTGTCTCACCAGGAATTAAGTTACCAATTCGAACTGCACCCAAACGTGAAACGTCTCGACCTGTAATCGCTCCGATAAAATCAGATATACCCTCAGTGCCGGCCTCGATTGCTTTGGCTGTAGCTCCCGCTAATCCAGTGCCTTGTTCAAGCGCAGCGAGTCCTGTTGCTCCAGCAGCACCAAGACCTGGAGTCTCATATTGTATTACATCAGTAATCTGTATTGCCTGAGGTAGATATAAATCACATTTAGATCCAAGTTGAAGTGTTGCTGGATCTCCACCAGAAGCAGACTCAAGTACAGTCGCGACTTGTTCAGACTCTGCTTCTCCAGTTACAGCTGATTCGCCAAGAGCTTTTGCAGCCTCAGTTGTTTGAGTATTTAATTTAAGATCAAGCTTTGGTGGAATTATTTTTATGACTTGAAACTGCAATTTTGATGCATATCTGTCTCTGTCTTCGATTGGAAATGCGAATCGACCTTTTGTGAAAGGACCACCAGCTACCTCTGAACCCAGCTCATTGTATCTAAATGCCATGTGTAAACCTATAGATAGAAATAGTTTAATTTTATTTATATGGTTTTATGGCATATTCTGGCAGATATCAAGTCATCAATCTGAACAAGTATAAAGGTAATCCCGATATGGTTGTCTATCGATCGCTATGGGAGAAGTACTGTTTTATCTGGTGTGATACCAACCCGAAGGTCAAAGCCTGGTCATCAGAAGAGGTAATCATACCGTACTACTATGATGTCGATAAAAAGTATCACCGCTATTTTCCCGATCTCAAGATTGTCACTGAAGAAAAGACACTCCTCATTGAAATCAAACCAGACAAAGAAACAAAACCGCCAGAAGGACAAAGAAAAACAAAGCGGTATATCACTGAAGGTCTGACCTACGTCAAGAACATGAATAAATGGAAGGCAGCCGAAGAATATTGTAAGGATCGGAACTGGGAGTTTCAGATCTGGACTGAAGACACCCTGATCGAGATGGGATTATTATCAAAGAAGATGCCTGGAAAGATCAAGAAGCCACTCAAGCGTTTACCTCCCTATCGCAAAAAACCTAAAAAATAGTTATAAATAACATCATGGCAAATCTATTTCAGAAATTAGAGATCGAAGCTTTTAGAGCTGGTATTACTCCAAGGACAAAAGAATCTATGGCTTGGTTCCGTCAAAAGGCAACCGAGTTAGGTCGTATTGGACCAAATACAGTGATGAATGATGATGCAATAACGATGAAAACAAATGTCGATACAACATCGTTGAAGGGCTTAGACCAGCCACTTGGTAATATGTACATGTATTACTATGATCCAAAGCATAAAGAAACGCTTCCATACTATGATAGGTTCCCATTAATCATCATGTATGGTAAAGCAAAGGGTGGGTTTTATGGCCTCAATCTTCATTATATGGCACCGCCTCTTCGAGCAAAGGCTCTTGATGCAATTCTTGGAGACGGATCATTACCAGGTAAATATGTCAAACCGATGATTAAACATTATTTGTTCGAACACGTAAAAAGTAGATTTGCTTTAGTAGATAAACCAGAGTGGGAGATTGCTACCTTTTTACCATTAGCACAATGGGAGAAAGCAAGGGCGAGTACAGTTTATGCTGAATCAAGACGGAAAATGAGATAATGGCAAGTATTAACGAACTAAAGGCAATGGCCTCTACAAAGCTTGGTTTCGCGAGGTCAAATAACTTTCTAGTTGAGCTTCCGCAACTAGGATCCAATCCATTTGGAAGACTTGCCGGGTTCATACCATCTGTTCCAGGTCTGACGCCTGATGCAGTTGCATCGACAAGAGAACTTAATGTTCTCTGTAAAAATGCACAAATACCAGGAAAACAAATTCTTTCGCAAGATCGTAGAATCGGTATGATCTTTGAGAAGGTTGCATACGGATACGCGGTTGGCGATGTAAGTCTTTCATTCTATATGTTAAATGATTATAGTGTTATGAACTATTTTGATACGTGGAAGAAATCAGTGGTTGATGAACAAAACCTTACAGTCGGTTACAAGAAAGATTATGCTAAGCCGGTAAAAATTCATCAATTAAGAAAACCGCTAAAAACTATAGGTAGAAATCTAGGACCAATCTCTGTTGACATTGGCCTCGGTTCTGGAAGTGTATATAGTGTTGAGTTAGTAGATGCATTTCCGACTACTATTGGTCAGATAGATTTTTCGAATGAGCTAGACGGATTAGTTGAATTGACCGTACAGCTCTCATACACAAATCACGTGAGAATTAAACCCTCTCAAAACTTTATTAATGTTGACTTTGGTTTCTAAGGAGATATATTATGGCTTTGCCACAGTTAAACACATCACCGTCGTATACGACTAAGGTGCCGTCGACCGGTCAAGACGTTAACTTTAGACCGTTTTTAGTAAAAGAGCAGAAGGTTCTTCTGATTGCATATGAATCACAAGACAAATCTCAAATCATTAAAGGCATCCTAGATACATTAGACGCGTGTTTAGAAACAGACATCGATGTTCACGCACTAACTACGTTTGATGTTGACTATCTTTTTACTCAGATCCGTGGAAAGTCAGTAGGTGAGAGAGTCGACGTCAAGTTAAAGTGTCAGAGCTGTGAAGAGTATAACGATATTCAGATTGACCTAGATGACATTCAACCTCCTACAGCTAAAGATTCAACTAGGATTATCGAGCTAAATCAAACTGTTTCGCTGCAATTAAAGTACCCAAGCTATTCTTTGTTCCTTCGCAATCCTAGCATGTTAAACTCCGAATCTAGTACCGAAACAATCATGGAAGTCATTATCTCTTGTATGCATGCGGTACTAACGAATGATGAAAACATTCTGTTAAAGGACGAGCCAAGAGAAGAGGTTGTAAAATTCTTAGACTCAATGACAGCTGGTCAATTTGAAATGATCACGGATTTTGTAGAAAAAATGCCAGCTATGAACAAAAAAGTAAACTATGCTTGTGTTAAGTGTGGAGAAAAGAACGAGAAGGTATTGAGTGGCCTTGACGATTTTTTATCATAGGCCTCTCACATGAATCATTGGAAAACTATTATCAGACTAACTTTCAGTTGATGCAGCATCATCGATACTCGTTAGCCGATATAGAAGGAATGATGCCGTGGGAGAGGGAGATTTATGTAATGCTTTTAATCAACCATATAAAAGAAGAGAACGAGAGAGCTAAACAAAATGGCAGCAATTACTCTTGAAGACGTAAATAAAAGTTTACAAAAACAGACCGAAATCTTAGACGATGATGGTAAATTTTCGGCAATGGTCGCCGGAAAAACGCACGCACACTTAGAAACCTTAAACAGCAGCGTTTCTTCTCTTTTAGGAATATTTAAATCAAAATTTGAAGGCGACGATATTGAAGCAGCTCGTGAAGGTAAGCCAGACGTCATACCTCAGTCAGCTGCAGCTGGCGGTAAAGGCGGGGATGGCGGTTTTGATTTTCTTGCTTTTGGTAAGGGTCTTTTAGCTGGTCTTTTAGCAGCCATTCCGGCGATTATTGCAGGTCTTGTTGGTGCTGTTGTTGCTTCTTTTAATGAGTTTGCAAATGATCTTGCCAGGACTTTAGCGGCTAAAAAAATATTTAATTTTCTTAAGATAAGTGACAAGGTCAGAGACATAATTAAAACTGGACTTACAGGCCTGATTGCTGGATTAAAGACTGCACTTTTCTCTGCTATGTATCTTGGCCAAGACGGGAAACCGATTGCTAAAGTATTTAAAGGAATTCAAGGAGCACAAGGTGCAGGACCATTTGCGAAAGCGTTAAGAGGTATTAAAAGCATAGTCGAGTTAGTCGGTAAAGTATTTAGTCCTATAGTAAAATTGGTTAGCGGACCGACCGGTAAACTACTAAGTGGTCTTGGAAAAGTAATGGGTACACTTGGAACTGTATTAAGAACTATATTCTTGCCTATCGGTATTTTATTTACTGCTTATGATACTATTAAAGGTGCGGTAGAAGGTTTTCAAAAGGACGGTCCATTTGGAGCAATTACAGGAGGTCTTGGAGGATTAATTGGATCAATTATCGGTGCACCTATAGATTTACTATTATCAGCCGTTGATTGGATTGCTAAAAAATTAGGATGGAGTGAGGATCTGATTCCAGATAATTTTAACGTTCAGAAACTAATTCAAGACTTCTTTTCAAATATTCCAACACTAGTTAAACAAGCTTTTTCATACATAGGAGACGCTATTGAAAATTTTGAGTTTGGAATACCCGACTTAAAATTTGGTAATCCTTTTGAAAATATAACAGAAAAAATTAAGAATTTAGATCTAACCTCACTCAATTTCCCAAAAATTGGTGATTTCTTTGGTATAGACATGAACTTAGGTGATAAGCTTAAAGGTGCCTTATTACAATTATTCGGTGGGGTTGGTACTGGTCCGCTAGCTAGTCTTGGAACAGACGATGAAGATCCTTTTGTTGAAAGTAGTCAACCGTCTACAGCAACTACACTCAGAGAAGGTGGTGATGAAATGAGAAGAGGCCGCGGTGCTATTCTTAATACCGGGCCTCCAGTTAGTGTTATTGATGCTTCATCACGGATTAACAGTAGTCAGCAAACTGCTATGAGTATACCGACTACTGCTATGGATCATTCCGATCCATACATGACACCCGCGTTAACTTAATCGCTGTTAGCTAACTTAGCGAAGTATGACATTGTGTCATCTTCATCCGTATCGAACGGAATCTCATCAGCCGTAACTGGCTCTAGCGGTGCTGGAGCTGGTTCATTGAGCTGAGCTTCCTGCTTGAGTGTAGGAGCACCTGCTTCTACCTCTTCACCAAGAACCCGCATCAACTTGGCCTTGAGCTCATCATAAGTCTTGTAGTTCTTTGGATCAGTGAACTCATTGAGTGGGTGCAACTTACCATAGATCTCTTCAAGCTTGTCATCATCAGCTAATGCGGATGGTGACTCAAACTCAGACTTATCGTAGTTACGATAGCCCTCGACATTACGAATCTTCAACTTGAAGTTCGCACCTTCCCAGAAGTCAAATGGGTTGACAGGTGTCTCATCCTGGAATGCAGGCTGCATGACATCCATGATCTTATCAAAGATCTTCTTACCAAACTGATAGAGGAAGACTTTGCCTTCGTTATCTGGATTTGCAGGATCACTGATGATCTGCACATTGGTGACATAATGTAGACGACGCTTCTGCGTACGTGCACGGTCTTTATCAGCCTCAATGCCAGTATTCCATAGACGTGAGTTTAGCTCACCGACTGGATCTGGTTGACCGATAGATGTGAGTGATCTCTCGATGTACCACATACCTGTAGGACCTTTAAATCCGTGATCCCAATACCGTACCCACGGAAGATCCTCACCTTCAGGTGCTGGTAAGAAACGGAGAACTACATAACCATTGCCTGCCTTATCGACAGCTGGCTTATAGATCCGCTCGTCACCATAGTTCTTCTTTTCTGTGGTTCCGCCAACAGATTCTGCGGCTGAGAGGAGTTTGTTGATTTGATCGCGATTGCGCTTGAGGTTTTCGAACGACATATATTTTCCTTGTATTGCTGAAATATTACTGTATTATACACTATATCTGTACCGAAGTACAACATTATTTATACGACTCCTGTCGCTATTTAAATGGTGGACCTATAAACCAAGTTACTAATGAATACCTTACACCTTTCGTAACTGGACGCACTCTATGCGAAAGATAAGAAGGAAAAAAGATCATCATTCCTTTTTTATTCTCAATAGGATCCTCATTATAAAACTGTAATTGTCCACCCTCAAAATCATCATTCAGAACAAGACTCATCGAGAGTTTACGTGTTCTTTTATGACGTATATTACCTGGCGGCCGGTCGTAATAAGAAATACCTAAACCATCAATATGATAATCATAATACTGATTTTCTTGATATTGTGTAATCTGCATAGTCTCAGCAGCATCAATATCAAAATGAGTGAGTTGTTCATTGGCCGTGACCATAAAAGGCCAAATTAAATCGTATATCCTTTGATCTTCTGTCCATACGATATTTGAATCACGTACACTGGGTTTAACGCTGCCTTTTAGATTCACTTTGCCTCTAGTCCATTGATCTTTTGGCAGGCTTAAGATGTAGTTAATGTCGTCATCAGATATTACATCATCAAATCGCCAGTGGCTAAAATCATTTAATTCCATATTATCAGTCAAATGCTAATTCATTTGTTCTTGGTAAAAAGTTAAGCCTTCTCGCTTCTGCCTCTAGTTTGTCCTTGATAATCGGATTGATAAACTTTCGGCAGTCTTCTATCTCAATGTTATGCTGCTCACATAACCATACTATAGCATCCATATAAGATAGACGTTTCTCAAAGACCGTCTGCTCGACGAGCTTCGAAAACTTTGCTTTTGTTAAGAAATTTTCTTCGATCATATTTTTCTACGTCTCGGTTTACGTTTTGCCTTTTGCTCTTCCTTGAATGCATCGAGATCGGCGATCATAGAATTAATTAACTTAATCCTACGACTGAGTTCTCGCCGACCAAGATGTTTGTAGGCATCATGAGCTTCCTTACATGATTTATTGTATGCGTCTTCGTACTCAGGTAACATACGCTTCAAATAGGATTTAACTGGCTCAACAGCCATACCTTTCAACTCATGAATACGGAATGATGCAACGATGTCAAGTGTTGCCTTTTCACCATCGTACCATCCGTCTTCTAATTTATCAATATCGACCATAACAGTACGCTCGAGCTTGATTAGAAGTCTTTCTTTTGGAGACAGCACTCGCTTTGGCGGTGCGTCATCCGGTTGTTTCTTCTTGAGGATCTCCTTACCTTTCTCAATGAGTTCCTCGAAATATTGTTTGACATGCTCTGGATATCTAGCTGTCTTCTCGTCAAACTCAAGACCATTTGACATCCAATGAATAGCTGCACCGATTCCTGTATACATCTGGAAACAGTACTCAGGATTTGCAAGAATCGCTGTGTAGTCTTTCTTATTATAATTCTTACGTACCCACTTCTTTACGATCTTACCGATATCTTTTCTATCGAGATCATAGCTAAAATAGTAGCTGCACTTGTCAAACCCTTGATCAAGTGGAATACCTTTCATTCCAGTGAGTATACGTTTCTTAGCCATTTGCTACATTCAATCCTGTTAGTATATCATGATTACCGAATGTACCTACCGCAAATGAATTAAATGCGATAGAGATTCTCATCTTACTTATCGGGTGTGGTGGTACATAGTGTAATAACGAAGATGGAAAGAGTATCAGGTCATTATCTTTGACCGACAACTTATATCTTGAATCTCTATTATTGAAAGATGACTCACTATCGGATATAAGTGTGACTTCATCATCTGCGCTTACATAGAATACACCACTCACGATGCTGTTTACATGTCTATGTGGGTGTGTAAATTGATTCTTTTCAGTGAAGTTAACCCAACTCTGTGTGACGTATGGTTCAACATTTTTTTCTTTTAGGACATTTCTATAATACTGATTTAGCCTTTTTATGATAAACTGTTTTACATCTGACATAAAATCTATGTCCAAGACATTTGTGTCTTCACTTACGTAATGACTTGTCCCCATCCTACGTTCTAAAAAATGCAAATTACGACTGACTTCATCAGGATAATGATCAGTTGCAATTGTAGTAGGAAAGATCTGATGATACTGCATTAATTGCGTCTCATCGTAGCATAATCTACTGGATTATCGTCTTTACCTACTGGGACGATGTTGCTTTTGTGGAGGGTTGCGAGTCCTGTGATGTAGTCTCCTGAGTATTCCTTTGCCGCTGCTTTTGCTGTTGCATTCTGGTTGTTGTTGATTCCTTCGTATGAGGGGATGGATTCAGATACGCGTAGATACGGCCGGCTCGGAACATATTCTTTGAACTCCTGTGAGATTGGTGCTGATGCAAACTTCTTTGCGCGTTTTAGTTCTGTACTATATATAGAAAGCTTCTCTTCACGGAGAAGCTTTTTTCGTCTACTTACTGACATGTGTCAAATTCCTTCATTGCTGAATATGTGTCTAAGACACCTGAGCTCTGAATGGTATTATACACCTCAATGTCGGACATGTACACAGAATTTTCACGGGCTAGTTTTGCTGCAGCCTGACGCTCACGGTTAATCTTGTTACCGATGCGGCGGATCATCTTTAAACGTTGTGCTTTTGTCATAATTTAATTTCCTCTCAAGTTCATGACGTAATGTGCGAAGCTCTTCAATACGATCTTCGACTAATTCTCTCTGCGAGACCTCTTCTAAGAATCCAAGGTCTTCATCAATTGTGTTTATCTTTTGGATTATATCTTGATTTTCCATAAATGTACACTACTTTTTGCAATTATTTTTAGACGCGTTCGATTTCGACATGTCCACATTTGCCTTCATCATAAAAAGTTTTCAATTTCCATTGAGGATTATCATTTAAGAATCTTTCGATTACTTTCCATAATGCATATCCATTTTGTTTAATATCATGGAATGCAATGTATTTGTTTACACTATCAGCATGCATTTGTAGTTCACGAGTTAAGTGAGATGGGTAATGAAGACTATCAATATGAAGCATATCCACTTTATGTACTGACTTTTTATCAGTAGAGCTACCTTCATACATAATATATTCCATAGGATTCCTTCTCATATACTCTAGAGCAAGAGGTTCAAGGGCTTTTAGATCTTCTTTTTTATTTCCACCTCTCCATTTTTTAAGAGTAACATCAACTCCAACTATCTTTTTAGGATTCTGCATCATTAACATAATAAATGATGATCCTTGGTTAACACCTAATTCTGAAATACTTTCGCTATCTTTAGCGCATTCTATTAATGCATTATTTCTATGCTCAGTAGTAGGAGCTACCCCATTAATAAATGTTTCTTGATAAAGACTCCATACATCTTCAAGGGTCTCAGCGGAGTTATAGTTAGTGTCTCTCATAATTATTCCTAGTTCTTGTAAATATTATATAGATGAGTTTCAAATTGTTCGACCTTCTCAATACGATTTGGCCAATAAATGTATTCCTTCTCTGGATTTTTCTTTAGATTATTTAAGAGAGGAGCAACTGCATTGTATAGCTTATCGATCTTTGCTTGCATCTCTTCTGCAGTTGATGATGCAGTTTGTGCAGTCGCAGTTGCCTTTTGAACGGCTTCTAGTTCGGTCTCGTCAACAGCTGTAAAACCAAAATCAAAAAAATCTTCTGACATAATAGACTCCTTTATGGTCTATTTATCTAAAAAATAAAAGCGGAACGGGGAGACTAGGGTAACTCCCAAGGGGGTACTATCTGATGTACCTTTCGTCGTAGACCCCCAACAACCGTACAGTCCGCTAAGACACTGCCGCTAAGCACTTCCGGTTTACCTTACCCCCCATCAGAGAGAGGCATTCGGTCACGTTCCTATCGGTGCTGCAGGCACCGAACTCTGGCTGGGATAGTTGGGCTCGAACCAACGACAAGCGGATTAACAGTCCGCTGCTCTACCAACTGAGCTATATCCCAAATTCTGGCCTCGTCGGCAGGACTCGAACCTGCGACCCTCTGCTTAGAAGGCAGATGTTCTATCCACTGAACTACGACGAGTAAAACTTATAAGGATGGCTACTCCTACAGAGA